TAATATTTGTCTTTATAAGTTTACCAAAATATTTAGAGCTTCCTGCTTGCGCTAAATGTATTAGCTTAGCATTATTATCTTTTTTACTATTAGTTTTAAGAGCTTCACATAATAAGCCAGAACAAGGTACTCTTTCATAGTTATCATCATCTTTTTCACCATGAAGAGATCTTATCATTGCACAACCAAATTTATAACTTTCTATTGAATAGACAGCTTGGACAACATTTTTTGTTGATTGTACTCTTAGTTCTATTTCATAGTTAGTCTTAGCAGATGTAAATTTCTTAACCCATTCTATGAGAAGTTTGTTAGCATCTTCTTGACTATACTTAGCATCTCTAAAATAAATAGCTAAGTTAACAGTAGTATTATTTCTATCTCCATCTTTTTTCCAGCCATTCTCATACAAGTTTTCTACACACACAGGCATTCTATCTTTAGTAAACGAGAATTCATCAATATCACTAGATTTTGGTAGACTCTCTAGTAGTTTATATTGTTCTTTATAGAATTCATAAAAATCGCTAGCTTCATTAGAATACTGTGGTTTTGAGATTTTAATCTGTCTTTCTTGCGAAGCAAGAGAAATAATCTCATCCGTTGTAAATGTTTTTAATTCTTCTGCAGTTAATATTATCTTATGTCTTTTAGTGGACTGATGTATAGAATTAGAAAGCCGTAACATTCGTTTTTTATTGTATACATTTAAATCTATGCTAGTTAAATTTTCATTATTTACTTGTAGTTTTTTCCTGAGATATTGAGCTATTAACTTATAGATTTTATGCAAGTTATCAAATGGTTTTATGTTCATTACAACTTCTGGGACTATTATATGAAAACCTTTTTTACCACTATAAAAAATACGTAATGAATCCTTGTCAATCTTAAGATCTTCAACAAAATAGTTAACTACTTCTATAGCCTCTAGTTGTGCAATTGATACATCATCATGGTCTAGATCAAGCCAGAGAGGAGCTAAATATTGCTCCTCATCTGCTCGATTTAAAGATGAAAATCTTTGAATTGTAGCAAAACAATTAAAATTATTAGCACTTTTGTATTGAAAATCTTTGAGTTCATTAACTTTTATACGTTTCCATTTAGTATTGACATTGTCTACTGAATTAGTTACATCTACGTATATGTAGTTAGAGTTCGAGCTCATCAAATTACCTACTTAATTAATTTTAACGTTATTTTATTTTACGAATTTTTCTGGTTTAAACATTTCAACTGCTTCGAACTGAATAGCAATGTAATTTTCTTTTTGCTTATTAACTTTTGAAACTGTTTTTAGTTTTGTGACTATATTGTTAATTCCTGTGTTCTTTTTTATACCTTTTGCAGTGTATGAACCTTTAAATACATTAAAACTCCATTGTCCAAATGCCATTTTAGATGTTGGTGCCATACCTAGTGTGTAGATTTTAGGTACTTCTTCTGTTAATGACTCTACTGGTACTATATACGCAAGATATCTAGATTGAATATCACTAACACTGTAACGTTCTTGTGCAAGTGGATTAAGCTCTAGCCAACTTTCAAATACTGCTTCTGCATCTTCAAGAGTATTTTCTGCTACAATAAGTTGACCATCTTCTGGTGACTTTTCTTTTCCCCAAAGAGAGAATTTTTGTTCACCTTTTGCTATAACAACATCGAGATTATCTCCGTAATTTTTAACTACTTCATCACTATTTTTCTCTACAAAGTTGCCTTTCGCATCGATTTGTAACCATGTAGTCATATACACAAAATCAAGATCCATACCAGCATTAACTTCAAGAAATTCTGTTTGAATTTTTTCAAAAAGATTACTTACATATGCCTGTGTAGTTGGTAACTGAGCTTTTGGTTCTTCTACTGGTAAGTTTTGTGCTGCTTCTTTAGTCATTTTGCTCTCCTTGAACTTCATTGTCAATAATGTAATTAATTATATCTACTTTGGTTGTCTTATATGTTTTTTTCTGTGAATCTATATCTAGCACATAAGATTTAAGTTTACCTTCCATTTGTAGCAATAGTGCCTTTCTGTGAGAACAGTTTAGTACTGTTGCTATTTCGGCAGTGTCTAATGACGGATTGTATTTTTCAACCAGACTTTCTAGCTCTTTCTGCCTATCTTCTTGGTTCATACTAAATCTCCTTGGAGTTAATCATTGATTTTCATTTATATTATATTATATTCATTTAAAAATGTAAATTTATTTTTTACCTTTTTTTTAAACAAATAAATTATTCTTATTTAAGAACTCTTCTACTGACTCCATTTTAGTTTTAAGCTTTCTAGGAAGCGGTAAATCAAGTCTTTTGTATACTTTTCTTCTTGTATAGTAGTGAGTTTTAAATATACCACATTGATTATCAACATAATCATACCATGTAGCTTTCTTTTCTTTATTTAATGGATCAAGACGCATAATTCTTCCAATCTCTTGTTCAATAGAACTACCATCTCTTCTATTATTTGCGTCACCTCTTTTAGGACTTACAGTATGACCAATATTTAAATGAGGTATGTCTAAACCTTCTTTAGCAAGTTTTGTCGCAAATAGTACATGTATTTTTCTATTTACAACGGTTTGAAGTATAGCTTGTCTTTCTTTTTTTGTTATTTGGCGATCTCTAAATTCTTCTGCAGAGTAGTTCTCTATTTTTACTTTCCATCTTTTCGCTCTTTTATCAAATTTATAGTCTAAAGCTAGTCCATCTTCTATCATTTCTTCTGCTTTGTTTTTAGATTCTATAACCATCCAATTATATCTAACTAGTCCACCATGAACAAGAACAGTCTCTATCCCTCTTAATCCGTTGTCATCTATCATTTCTATAAGTCTTTTTTGAAGTTTATACGCATAGTCAATAGACTCTGATAATACAAGTTGAAAATTAGTAGGTGACAGTTCATTAAATATATTATTAACTATAAGTTCTACTCTATCTTCATCTGAATATAATTTATGTAATAAATAACCGTAGTCTAGATTCTCACCTCCAGCATTAACTGAATCATTACTGTTGGTTTTAGAGGTTTGTTCATCTACAAAGTCAGTATAAATGAACTTAACTTCAGGTTTAACTAATTGATTATCATTATATAGCTGTTGTCTATCTACTTCATGTAATTGCTTACCTATAGCTAAATACATTAAAAATTCACATTTATCTTTTCTGTCTGGCGTAGCAGTTACACCTAACATGTATTCCATATTTAAAGTACAGACAACATCCATAAACATATTAGAAGGTACATGATGTGCTTCATCAATAATTAAAACGGAATAATTATTATTAATAATACGAATTAATTCTTTAGACCTCTGAAGGGTCTGAAAGTTAGCAATGAGAAGCTTTTTATCACCAAATGAATTATGACCCGCACCTAATAATCCGATCTCCCCTGATAACAACAGAACTTTCTGCGCTCTGTCTCTAGCTTGGTACATAAGATCAGTTGTATGAACTAACCAAACAGCAGGTTTGTCTATTAGATCTATATATCGTAGTGCCATAATAGTTTTACCTGAACCAGCTGGAGCAACTAAAATACCACTTTCAGCATGAATATCCATTAAAGCAGACTCTTGATAGTCTCTAAGTTGCCATTGTTCATTCCAACCAAAATTTACATCATCAAATGTTTTATGTGTATAAGTAATGTCTACATCAGTACCTACAATTGATATTACATTATTTAAAAATCCTTTTGGTACAAACATAGAACCAGTAGCACCATCATAGATGTAAGCTTTAATATGCTTCTCTATATTAAATACAGGTTGTCTTTTTTGTTTTCTTGATACATACTCAGGGTTATAAAATGTCAACTCTTTTTCACAATATCTTTGTAATTCATAAGAGATATTTTTTATCTCTACCATACTATTTACTACTATTTGCATCTAGTTCTCCTACTCTTTCTTCTAGATCAGATAAAAATAATATACCATTCTTTTTCTTTACATAGACTCTAGGAAATTTACCACTCTTAAAATCACTATAATGTACAGCAAATTTATTTATTAACTTTGCATATTTAAACAGTTCAGACATTTTAACAATGTAGACTTCATCTTGAGTAGAAAAATGAATTGCAAGTACTCCAAGATTGAACTTACAACATTTATCGAATGCAATTAGTCCCTTGATCTGGTTAATTTTTACTAGGTTTTTTATATTAAATACAGTAGACTTTGTTCGTTTAGCTTCACATAGTACTCTATATTTACTTAACAATACTATCTCATCTGCTGGTCTATCTCCATTACCACCATCTCGTATTCTCATACGCCATGACTTGGGCACTGCTGCCCAAGCCAGTGCTAGCTCATCTTGAAAGTCTTCACCTTGTTGTAAAGACTCAAGACCTATTCTAGATCTATCTACCATACTTATTTATTAACATACACAAGTTCTTCTTGTATACCTTGTGTTTCTAACATATAAGCAGCTTCAAAATCAGATGTATGTGTAAGTATTACTATTGGATGTTGTTTAGCTGCACTTGAGAAGCCGTTAGCATCATTATTAGTAGTTAATCCCATATGCCAATATATACCTTGTACTTCAATTTTACTAAGTTTGATAAAACTCATTGCCATAATAACTGATTTATCACCATGACCAAGTGGATACTCTTGTTCTGCATATGTGTAACCTGGATAGCTTTCCCACTTATTATTTGCATCCTTTCTCCAACGTATCTGAGGATCATAATTTCTTACTTTACAAATATCATGTAATAAAGCTATAATAGCTATATTTGCTTCAGTGTACTTGTCTTCTAATTTATGATATCTAACTTTTTCACATAATAATTTGTGTACTTTTAGTGAATGATCACAAAGTCCACCATCAAGTGCATTATGATATCTAGCACTAGCTGGTGCTATAAAAAATTGAGACTTATCTAGAAACTTGATTAGTTCATCAATACCTTCTCTTCCAGTCTTTTTCAAAATATCTATGTAAGTATTTTTATTCTGGATAATAGTTTTTACATGTTCTTTATAGCTCATTATTTACCTCCAATGTACTTAAATATACTTGAAGTCAAGTCTATTTTTGCACGAATACCTGCAAGTCCAGCTAACGCAGATTCTCTAATACCTCTTAAAGCGTAAAGAGCATTAGTACATTCTTCAATTGTACCTTCAAGCTTAGCTCTTTCAGTTCTTTCTGCTTCACTTGCAAGTCGCATTGCTGCATCTCTTTGAGGAGCATTTTTTAACATAACAAACTCAGGAGTCATAACTTCATGTGATTGTACAATTTTTATTTCATTTTCTACTTCCTTGAAACGTTTACTAGCTATAGTCTTCTCTTCCAGTCTTTCTGTAACTTGTTCGTCTACGCTGAAAATATGTTGTTGCATATCTTGATCAGCTATTAATAATGCACCTATTGTAGCCGGTTCAAGTAAAGAAGAGTATGCAGTAGCTGGTTGAGTATCAAATCTTATAGATCTTTCAAGATTTTGAATATACTCTGCATTAGCTACAAGAGAATTTTTAATTTGTTCAATTTCTTTTGTAGTAGTAGATATAAACGCTGCAACAGCTAAATTAGTTTCATTTACTGCACTTACAATTTCATTCAACTTAGGATTGAATTCAACAGCTACATCTGTTTTAAGATCAGTCATTTTTTGTCTCCTTTTGTCATAAATTTTAATACTTTTTCTTTAACTTGTTCTAGTAGTGAAGTTTCTACAGCTTCTACTTTAGCTATTTCACTTAATACAGTTAAGATATCTACTTTGTAATTAACACCATCTTTTTGTAATAATGTAGAGAATTCTTCCATAGCATATGCTCTTTCATTATTTTCTTCTATACTTTCTCTGTTTAGTACTTCACTACCTTTTTTAGCTGACTTTAGAGGTATTAATTTAAGTGAAGCACTTTTATATTTTACAGTAATTAAACCAACTTGTACTTGTCTATTGATTTCATTCTTTGATGCAGCTAACCGCAATAATGATCCTGGATTCATAAAATATTTTTTATCAGCTCTTTGAATTATGCCAAAGCCTGTATGATCATGTCCACTTACAACAATGTCGTTATTGGTTTTTACATCATTAATAAGTGTATATTGATCAAAAGGTGGTTTATGATCTAACAACATACTATGTATGACACGTATATTAATAGAACTATCTTGTACTAACTCAGAAGAGTACCCAGTTGAATTATCTTTATCAAGTTCATTTGTAAATTCTTGAAAAGTTATGTATACACTATTTCCTTTGTTGTCTTGATGAATAAGCGGAGTAGTACTACTTAATTTAATATTTAATTGAGGTACTAAGTCAGCTAATACTCTTAATGAAGATCTTTCTAGTGTATTAATATTATAATTAAAAAGATCATGATTTCCTGGAGTTACAAATATATCAACAGGAGATCTACTTAATAGTTCTTTTGCAAAAACTAAAGTAGTATTACTAACTTGTCCGCCATTAAAAATATCACCAGGTATCAAAATAAAGTCAACGTCATGCTCTACTACTAAAGAATAAATTTCATCAAACTTTTTTGTAGTTGTTTCAATTAAATTATCTGTTCTATTCACTGGACTAGATACTTGTAAGTGTAAATCTCCGACAAATAGTATATTAATCATCTTTTTTCTCTTCTACTGCTTTATTAATGTCAAAAGTTTTACGAAGTTTAAATTCTTCTTTCTTACCTTTATTCCATCCATCTATGGGTCTCATATAACCTACTACTCTAGAAAATACTTCAGTTGGTTGTCCACATTTAACTTCACTCATTAGTAACCTCTACTTTTGCTATACCGTTATTAAGTTTCTTTACATGAATAGCCAAATTACCTGCTTCTCTTAGTTCTGAATGATGTGTAATTAATAGTATCTGTCTATTAAATTTTTGTGAATACTCCTTTAGAAAAAATGCTAAATTAATTCTTGCTTCCTGATCTAACATTTTACTGACTTCATCAAGACAAATAGGTCCTTCAACTTCTGCTAATTCACAAATGGAAAGTTGTAGTGCGAGACTTACAACGGTTATTTTACCTCCACCTTTTCCAACGAACGGTTTCTCAATTTTAACAGTTGTAAACCCATCATCTAAGAAGTAGTCTATTTCATGTTGATTTCTTCTTTCTTCTATGTTTATGATAAATTTGTGGTTACCGCCATATACAACATTTAGAGCATTAGACACTACTTTTTCTACATGTATTTTTATCTGACTTTTAGCGTACTCAGATACATGTCTAAGCAGTATCTGGATTTTGTCATTATTAGACAATCGTACTTTAAGATCAGATATATTTGAATTCATAGATTTAAGTATATTTATGTTCTCATCTCTTTTACCTTTTTGTATAAGCAAAGATTCTTTTTTAGCTATGAGCGACTTTTCCATTTGAAAAAGTAATTGTGTCATTTTTAACCTCTTCTAGTGTAAATCCACATTTAGTTGTTTTATCATCATCAAAGTAGCCATAGAAATACAAATCTTCTGGAAAAGTAGCGCAACCAAATATAATAGTTTTGTCTGGTTGTCTTTCAAAATAATACTTATTATCTACTTCTAAAATTTTAACTACATCATTAACTTGAGGTATGTCCACACCAGCAGTACTAGGCATATTAGAACTAGTTACTCTATATATTGTCATTATATAATCTCCGACATAGAGATCTCTATTTCTTTCATAAGACTGTCTATGTTCTTTTCAAGTACTTCTATTTCTAGACCTATTGTGTCAGGAGTTACATTATGTTCTTTCATCTTAGTTTCTATCTCTTCTTGTCTTTGTTTAAAGAACTTAAGATTTTCTTCTGCTTTGATTTTCTCTTCTTCTGCTTTCTTAATTTTCCTTTCGTAGAGTTCAATTTTTTCTGCAATTTCAGCTAAATTCATTTGCTTCTCCTTTGTTTACAAAATGGACATATGTCAAATTTACTATAAAACTCAGTTTGTTTTTCAATACTAATCTCATGCTCTCTTGCACATTGACTACATACTAACTTAGCACTAACTAGTAATTTACCTACTTGTACATTTTCAAATCTAATGTCACTCAAAATAGTCAATAATTTATCACTTGTTACTAGTTTAGTTAGATCTTCTTTTACTTTATTTATAGCACTTAAATCATTCAATTTATCTTGAATAATAGTATACTTATTTTGTACACTATTAAAATCTTCAATAAGACAAGATAGCTTACTGCATGCATTAACTTTTAAGTTTAACTCAGTTAAATCAACATGCTCTAATAAAGTATTTATTTTTGTCAAGTGCGCTGTTACAACGGTTTTATTTTTCTTTACTGTCTCGAAATCATTTAGAAGTTTTTTACAGTTTACTATATCACTTCTTATGCTTTTTAACTCAGTAGTAAGTGGAAGTAATTTAGTAATTACATCTACACAAGTATTGTACTTAACTACATGATAGTTATAATCTTCTTCTACTTTAATATGAGCTATTTCACATTCTATTAATATATTGAATAACACGTGTTCGCTCAGAAGACGTTTAAATTTGTCCGATATAATATGTATGGAAGCGTATTTAGCGCAAATCTCCTTAGCACGTGATACTCCTATATACGCTGTATTATATTTTATTCTAATATTTTTTAATTCGGTGAGTTTATTCTGTAGAACCTTTACTGTCTTTACTTTTTCTAGTAATATATTGACTTCTTGTAGTTTATCATCAAGACCTTCAAACTGTTTTAATTTCTCTTCTTGCACAATTTTATTCTCTTTAGTTGATTTTAATTCTTGTCTGTCTCTATACGCAAATACTTCAAATTCTTTAGCTGCTTGATCTACTGGAGTAGTACCTGCTAATTTACCTAACACAAGCGCACCGACAGAGGGGGATTCTGATATTAAGAATGGTGCGTCCAGCTGGAATGCGAAATTAAGTTCAAGCTCGGTATCACCGAACGAGTAACTTGGTTTCATTTCGAGGCAGTCCATAACCTCTTCAGGTATGTCTGATTTGTGAAATTGCTCCCCCTCTAGGTCGAAAGATGTCCTTCCAGCCAAAGTTCTGAACTTAGAAATTGATATGCCATCATTAACAATAGACACTTCACCTTTTTCAACTGAAATGTCTGCTGTGTTAAGTAAAAATTTACCGCCTTTAGGTTTATTTGTTAATAACCATCTAAAAGCATGAAGTATAGATGATTTTCCAGAGTCATTGAGTCCGGTTACAACGGTGAGATTTTTAGACAGCGGAACAACACTATCTTTATGGTTAAATAAGCCTTTAATGCGTATGCTGTCTATCATATGTGTCTCCTTACATACTAATCATTGATTTTCATTTATATTATATTATATTCATTTATAAATGTAAATTTATTTTTTACTTTTTTTTCAAAATGGTCAAAATATGAATATCTCATTGGAAAAATTCTCTCCTCACACCCCCTTATTAAATAAATAAAAATAAATATATTTAATTCTATAATATAAAGACATTAATATATAAGACTATATTATATATATATATATATATATATTAATAAAGGAGTTGAAAAATATTTTTTTCTTAAATTTGTATTACTAATTGATACATCTGTTATGAATCTGTATTAAAATAGAAACAACTCTGTAGATGCGTTGTAGTAAGCGATTGACGCGTATGTATAAGTATCACATACTAATATGAATATGTTCTTTGTGTGAGAAAACTCAATATCACCATTATATATAATTACACATTTGTGGAGAAGACTCTAATGATTTTAATCACTTGCGTTTTTAGGAAGTTATTTTGATTTTCATATGAATTTCTTCTGGTGTGAGAATCTTGAGTTTCGTATGAAATTTATACGGTAACTAGACTTTCAAGATCTTTTACACGCTTAGCTAACTTTTGAATTTCATTGAGCAATGGAGTAATTAACTTAGAATAAGTGACAGATTCTATCTCATTATCTTTATAAACACAAAGTAAAGGATTAATTTTTTCTACTTCTTCAGCGATTAGACCGTATTGCTTAGCGCTAGTTTCGTCTGTTTTATAGGCAAAATTAACTGGTCTTAGGTTATGAATCCATGAAGTATCTTCCATATCTACAACGTTTTCTTTGTATCTTATAGATGATGACGGTCTACCAATTTGACCTGTCGCACTAATTTGAATATCATAAGCAGCAGTAATAGTTGAAAGTGCAGCTTGACAGTAAAAAGCAGTTTGAGTAGCGTCTCCTAACATAATAACATTAGAACCATTTACGCTACCAATTCTATCTACATTATGTCCTATAACAATATTACTATTACCTGTAGTTATTGATTGACCTGATCCTGATCCTAGTAGAATGTTACCTGCACCATTTGTAACTTCATATCCTGCAGAAGCTCCTATTATAGTATTATTATCTGCTGTAGTTAATTTTCTACCTGCAAAGTAGCCTAAAAGTGTATTATCTGCACCTGCTGTATAAGTAGAAGCTTGATTACCAGCTGCCATATAACCAATTGCTGTATTTCTAGTACTAGAACTATAATTGTATCCTGCTTTATACCCTACAGCAGTATTTGATGATGAAGTAGCTGATAGTCTACTAAGAGTTTGAAAACCTACAGATACAGAAGAGTTACTTATATACTGCGCTGTGCCTTTCATAGCATCAGCACCCATGATAACATTAGATCCACCTGTACAGTAATAACCTGCACTATTTCCAACTACTGCGTTACCATTTTCATCTACATAGTTTAATGCGCCAATACCTATAGCTACATTATAACTACTTGCGTCTGGTGAACTACCGGAACCTTTACCGGCATCTTCACCTATAAAGACATTATCAATACCATCAACAATGTTGTAACCTGCATTACGACCTACAAAACAATTAGATGACCCAAGTGTAAGTTCAAACCCAGCTGAGTTACCTATAGCTACATTACTGTTTCCGGCTGTTAGTTTATACAATGCGCTATTACCTACAGCTACATTACGTTCTGTTGCACTTGTAGTTGTTCCACATTTTAAAGCACTAGCTCCTATTGCAGTATTATAGTTACCTGCAAATAGATTAGCACCAGCAGAAGAACCGATCATAACATTTTGAGAACTTGAAGTAATAATAGATCCGGCGTCGTAACCAATCATAACATTTTGAGAACTTGTTACAAGACTATATCCACTTTGCGAACCTACTAATACATTATAATCACCAGCACCAAGACTAGCACCAGCAGAAGAACCAATTGCTACAACATGATCACCTGAGAAACTTGCATGAAGTAATGCACCATATCCTATCGACACGCAGTCATTAGCAGATGATGTACTGCGCATTGATTCATAACCTATAGATGTGTTTCTATCTCCTCCATTAACAGCTCCACAAGAATTATAACCTATAGCAGTATTATATAAACCAGTAGTATCATTAGCTAGTGCTCTATATCCAATAGCAGTTATACCATCTTGTGCTATTAGAGCACCACCAGCAAGCCAACCCATAAGAACATTATAATTACCACTAGTAAGACTAAAACCAGCGTTAGTACCTACTGCTACATTTGAATTACCAGTTAGTACTTTTAATGCTTGGTAACCTACTGCTACATTTGAAGTACTAGGATTACCAGATAAACAGTCTTTACCTATTCCAGTGTTGTAAGTTGAACTTGTTGGAGTTGATCCACCTGCACCATCACCAACAAATACTGTTCCAGTTGAGTCATCAATAGTAATTGTGTCATCTAGGTATGTCTGCCATAATGATTGTGTTTCCCATGACCAATTAAAATACTCAAATGGAGGCTTTTCACTTGCATTCCATCCAAGAGCTTTTTTAGCTACTGACGGCTCTGTTTTTGTAAGAGATGGACTCCAATTTAATAATCTTGTTGGTTTTGCCATTATTGTCTCCTTAAATAATTATATATGTAAATCTACCGCCATCTGCTGTTTCAGCTACATTATCAAACCCTTTACCATCTGTTATTGTCTGTGCAACATCACTAAAAATAAAAGAGTCTTGATCACCTAGATAAGTAATTTTATCTAAACCTACTCCAGCTGCTAGCACACTTTCAATAAATTCTCTTAAGTTTACAACTAAATAAGATCCTAATGTACCATCTGTTCTAAGACTTATAAGCGCATGACCTTGATTTTCAATTTGTACATGATTTGCATTAGTAATGAGTTTCAAAGCTGTAAGAATTTCATTTGGACGACCTGATGAATTTTGTGCAGCAGCAAATGCTTTTATTTTTATTCTATAATTTGCATCAGATAAGCCAAGTCTTTCACAATTAATAAGACTACCTATTTTATTTAATTGCTCATCTTCCCAGTGATCTAGATCAAGTTGTCTGTATAGATCATATACTACTGATTCTACTTCTTGTGCTGGATCAGTTACTAGTGCTTCTAGCCAGTCAGCTAATAACATGTTAGACATAGCTTTCTCCTAATTTTCAATTATCTCTACTTCATCTGCTTTATATTGTGTAGCAATTCTACTTTTTGCTACTTCCATATAGTTTATTGATGACATACCATTTTCAGCATTACCGAGACCTGTACCTTCTAATGAGACTTCATCAGGACTATCGCTTGCATCAGAATAAATGTGTATTGTATTTACAACGGTTTCGTCTGTTTCAGGGCTAAATGTACATGGAATTTGTATTTCGCAATCTGCATTTTTTTCATATGTAAGTATATAAGTACCACCTGCTCCAGTTAGATAACCCATAAAAATGTAATTGTTGTAAGTAAGCAATATAGGCACTTCAATTGTACCAGTTGAACTATTGTAAGATGCTAACTTATGTATAGTACCATCATCTTTAAGAGCTATAGCATGTAATTTATAATTAGTATGTGTAGTAATATACAGATATGTACCACTATATTTTATACGATTAGGATTAGCTATACTTATAGTATTATTATAAGTTAATGTACCACTACTGCTTACAGATAAACTATACACATAACCTTGACTATCAGACACAAAAATATGTTCAGTTGTAGCAGTTGTACTAACATTCATTATTGATGGACTAGGACCAGCTGAATATGAGTCTTTTTTAAGTAGAGTGTAACCATCAAATGAATATACACTAAGTTCTGAAGTATTACAAACATAAATAAAATTATTGTCGACATCAACATTTACTGCTAGCGCATCAACTACTGAATGATTAGTTAGAAAAACTATATTTGCGTTTAATGCGTTATACTCATAAATAGATAAACCATTAGTACCATTAGCTACATATGCAAAGTTCTCTGTCATTACAACGTTATATGCGTCTTGTCCAGTGTCATACGCTTCGACTTCTGTTAGTGTACCATCTTCATTAATTAATATTGATACTATACCTTCTGCACCCATACAAGCTATAAGCACATTTCCGTATCCACCTATTCCTACTACTGGATGTGACATAGATAATTGGCGTATAAAAGATATCGTCCCATTCTCATTAATTTGGTATATTTTAACATCATTATTATCATCGCATGTGTACATTTTGTCGTTCAATATTACAGCATCAGCACGTTCATTTATTATACTAGTATTTGTATATTTAAGAGTTAGTTCATGTGGAGCTAAAGTAATAGGTAAGCTATCAGATGTAAATTCAAATAAATATTCAGTTTTTAATAGTATATTGATTATTTCTACAGACTCATTTTCTACGTTCATAATAGTAAATAATTTTTCTTCTGACGTCTCACCTATCTTGGCTTCAAACTGTAAAAGATTACTATAAGTACTTAATTCTTTAGCCATTTGTCACCTCTTATAGTAAAGTTATGTTTGAAACTGACCATGAAGAATACTGTACTTCTGCAGTAGTACCGTCACTTATAGGTATATTATCATCTAGTGTAGGACTGGGACTGGATGTTGTACCAATAGCAACTGCAACATCTGTAATTTTAGAATTATTTAGTTGTCCAACTAAACAGTTGTACCCATATACAACAACATCTTGACCTACTCCTAATGAATTTCCCCAAGTAGCTATTTTAGCTTTAAGGTCAGTCTTTTCATCTGTTGTAAGTGCTTCTGAAACAGTAAGCGTAAGCTTCAAGTGTATTGTAATAGGTGCTGGATGACTAAAGCTTACTACTTCATCATTACCTTCAATGTCTTGAATTGTAATATTAGATATTCCATATGAACCTATTCCACCTGCTTGTGCATCCCAAATAGCGCTTGCTATTTCAGTATCTTTACTTTCAACTGACCAAGTACTAGCTGATGAAGTAGTAGATCCTTTATAATTACTATTTAATGTTATAAGTGTATCTGCACCTGTGAAAGCTATACTTACAATTGTGAACTTTTCTTTTGCAAATGAATTATAGTCAGATGAAACTGCTATAGTATCTCCTGTACTGAAATCTAAAGTTAAATCTTGACTTGTTACAGTTAACTCAATATCACTATTCGCTATTGTGCCGTTACTAGTTGATATAGAAGTGTATGTAGCTGCATCACTTACTATTATTTCAAATGAGTGAGGTGGTCTAAAAGCTGAATCAGTAGTGTCTGTTCTGTTACTTTTTACTCTAATAAAATCTATTATACGTAATGTTTCATCTTCATTTAGCTTATTTACTGCATTATAAATTCCTGCATGACTACCACCTAAGCTATTAGCTATTTCATCATCTCTTCTAACTAGCATTTCAGGATCTGTCTCTTCATCAGAACCTATAATTGTAATATCAGGATTATTTATAGCTGTAATACCTGTGACAGGTGTTAGTATAGTATCTATTGTATCAGGAGATACGTCATTTGGACCTGTAACAGTACAAACTAAATCAGTAGTAACAGTGCCTCCTGTGCCAACAGTTACTTGTGAAAGAGTTTCCCAAACATTAGCAGGATTAGTAGATGCTTCAGCTCTAAAACCGGCTGCAATTACTACTGATGGTGTACCTGTTATTACAACGTTCTTTGCGACAGATTTTTGTGCTGATCGTCTTTTTATTTTATTTAGTGCCATTAGAAAATCAAGACTAGCGTTTTCAGCAAATTCTATATGAGAAGCATGATAACTATCTTGTAAAATTTCCCATATAGTTGACCAAACATCTGCAGTAATGTTCATAAATTGACCTTCTATAGTTTCGTCACTAAGTAAAGCTTCTGGATATTTAGTTCTTATTTTAGTTTTAAAGTCATCAATAAGCGTATCTAGTTTTTTTATTACGAAGCCTTCATTTGTTACACCGTATGCCATTACACTACCTCGTTAAAGTTAATTGTTCCATAGTCTCCTGTCATTTCTAGCGACATTTGATATGCTCTTGTTGCTTTATCTGTGAGTACTATTTTTGCACTAAGTAATGAAGTTATTCCTGGTACGCTCTCTACAACTCTTTTTATTTCTAGGTATCGTTTAAAGTCGGATGACGTTTTTGGAAATATTACTCCAAAATAGTCTACTCCTAGAGTAAGATCAAGAAACCACTCACCTTTAAACATTCTTAGTTTTTGACCAACTAATTGAGTTACTGCGTCATTATCTACTAACCAGACAAAATCACCATTCTCTCTTACTGCTAATCCATCTGAATCTACTTTAAGTACTTTTATAGTCATCTTTATCTCCTATACTTTTAGTTCATCAAAATGGTCTTTGTCTGTTTCTATATCAGCTCTATTTGATGTTAGAGTGGGTAATAATGCAGCTAATTCAGTTGCTACAGTAGCAGTTGCAGCAGCAGTGCTTACTAACACTCCAGGTGTAGTAGTTAGAGCTAGACCAGCTGACGCTAACCCTGCTTGTACTTTTGTAAGAGCATCAATTATTGTTTGATGAGAAGCTAGTAAATGTGTCATTAAATTACTAAGTTCTGACAGCATCTCATAATTAGTGCCAGTAAGAGAAAACTCACCAGTGGGTGATATTTCCAAACTAGATTCATCATTTTGTATTCTGTAGTTATCAGATGCTAACCCTGTGAGCGCTTTATTCCATGGCCTTATAATAGGCATAAATAGAGCATCTTTTAACTGGTTGTTAGCATATGAGTTCGAGTTAGATGCTACGTCACCATTTCCAGATAAATAGTCATCTACATCTAAACTAAAAAATAAAACTATACCTAGATCATTTACTTTAATTGGGTATGATGAATAGCACTTACCGTCATTACCGTTAAAAAATCCAACAGGTACTTCTGATATTGGTGGATATTCTTGTTCTTCATTAATAAAAGCTCTTTTACGCTTTACTAATGGTTCTATTTCTACTTTTTGTGTATCCTTATCATAAGATTTAACTTTACATGGCATACAAGTAAAAAATTGTGATAACTTATTCTCTACTATAAGATCAAAAACATCTTGTAGTTTATCAGGATTAAAGCCACTCATTTATTGCTGTAACCTCCATAGTAAAATCACCATCTGTATTATTTGCGTTTATTACTATCTTTTTAACTAAATAGTTAGTGTCAAAGAATCTACTCTTTATTTTTACTTCTGTGCCTACTTTTATCTCAGGATTCAGTAAGCACTTAAATTTAATTCCTTTTTCTGTATGCTTATCTTTTCTTTTACCAGTTTTTTCTTCATGATATCTTGGACTACCAATTAATCCAGAATCTAC